AGAAGCGGAATTTTATAGATATAACTAACTGAAATCATTAAAATAAAAAAAAATCAAAAAAAAATTAAAAATAATTATCTTTATAACTATCTAAAATCATTATATAATATTTTATAACGAGATATATCAGGCGCGCGGTTGACATAAATATATGTTTTTATTATAAATCTTTTTTCTTGACATTTATAATATGACGCATTATATTTTAATTATCAAAAGGAAATTGCAACTTTAAAAAAAAGGGAGGAAGCCATGAAATTAATTCACGAATTCAAAAATCTTTCGGTTTGTCGCTCTATCGGGGGCGACTATTATATCGAAAACGACAACGGCGATATGATTTTGATATTGTCGGCATCTGGGAGCGATGAGGATAAAATATTAATCAAATGGATGGAATCTGATTCAAGAATTGAATCAGATTTTTACGAATATCTTAGGGAGGAATAATATAATGATGGCAGAAATCAAAATAGATATAAATTGCGAATGCGAAAAAAATAATTGGCGTAAAAACACGCTCATCGCTTGGATAGAATCCGATTCTCGAAGCGAATCGGATTTTTATCAATTTACAACGAACGAAGGATAGATTAGAACGTAGGCGAAGGAGGGACGGCGTGATAGTACAAATAATTGACAGATATATTTCACATCGGAATTGCCCGATATATCGGGCAATTGATAAAAACAGATATGAATATCGATTCAGATCTTCAAAATATTTCGAGATTGAATCGATATGGGATTTTAAAAATTGCGAAATTTCGCCACAAAAATATGATGGCAAAATTTCTAAATTCGAAAAAACATATATGGGAATAGACGGATCATATAGGAAAATGAAAATCGGCAGATCTCATAAGCTTGAGGCCTCGGCGGATGATGTTAGAGAGCCCCATGGCCTCTCATTAAAAGAAATGATAGAATATATAGAGGAAGAATCGAAATAAATGAAAATAACAGCAATAAACATATTCGAAAAAAATATCGAATATTCATACATATTCGATAATGAATTAGAGGGCTTGCGTTTTGATTTCAAATTCAAAAAATGGCTTAGTTTGAATTTGATAGCCGATTCGTTATTAAAAAACGATATCGATTCATATGGATATCGTTTTATTGAAATATCTAAAAAACGGCTATGTGAACGTAAAAACGCGGCAAAGGCATTAAAAATTGAAAAAAAAATAACGCTTTCAAAATGCCGCATTTATGCGGCGGCGCATGGATTTAAGATAAAACGGGAAAACGGAAAATATTATATTGACGAATTTTGTTCAAATTCGCCAGAACAGTTAATGAAATTTATGAAATTATAGGAGATATGAAAATGCAAATAGCAGATATAAAAATAGATATAAATTGCGAATGCGAACATTGCGGGCGGAAATATTCGCCGCTCGCATATGATGAAATCGGCGATATAATTGAAGCCATTTCAAAAAAAATAATTGGCGTAAAAATAAATGATCTCGTAGCAAAATGCGAATATTGCGAACGAGATCAAATGATCTCGTTGGAATTTTAAAAAAAACCAAAAATGAAAGGCTTGGGGGCAACATTACGCCCCTGCCGCTTAATTCGGCGTTAGAAGAGGGAGGAGGAATAAATGAAAAAAAGTAATACAAAATACGAGACACAAATGGAATTAAAAACTCAAAAATTGATGGAAAAGTGGAGAAGCTGCCCTGAGCGATATCCGGTTTTGATTATCGCGCCGTCTAATCCAAAATCCTATAATGAAAATGATATGATGGAATTTGTCGAATTGATGGACGCCCGAATGATAGATATGGAAAACAGATATGCGGGCAAATTGAGTGATTTCATAGTCTGGCGGCAAATTCAAACTGAAATAGTCGAGTCGGCGGAACAAAAAACAACCGTGGTTGTCAATGCCGAACATTTTTATGATAAATGGCAAGCGACGGAACGAGTGTCCTTTTTAAAGTCATTGTTGCGGAGAGACGGCCATAAAGGAATTTTGTTGCTGATCTTTTGTAATGAAAATCTGGCTGGAATTGCATCGGAAATATCGAAATCGGAAAGAGGCGTTATCTGGACACCTTAATCTCAATTGTGTTTGTAAGAAGTATGGGTGTAAAAATGGAAATTGAAAACATAAAAATGATTTGTGAATGCGGAAAGCGTTTAAAATATATAGGGACGCAAAAAAATCATTATCTCTTTGAATGCGATGACTGCAATAAAACAAAGAAAATCCCAAAAAGATGTACGTTTAACATGACCAAACAAAATAATTGATAAAAAGCGAGCCTTTAACTAATCCAGCCCGGGCTCGCTTTCTTTTTCTTCGTCAAAATTGAACTTCAAATCAAAGATTATTTTTTCCGTATCTTTATCTAATCCTAAATCCATCTTTATGGCGTGTATTTCTTTTACAATTTTAAGCACTTGATTTTGCGCGGCGTGCAATTCATTTGAAAAATCTCTCAATCGATGCAGCGTCACATATTTATTCCCGTCAGCATCCTCTCCGTTCTTAGAAAGTGTTTCCATATCCAGCCCATTGGCTTTTACTTTTTCTCTTTCTTCATAATAAGTTCTTTGGGCAACTATCATTTTCGCGTGATTTGATATTGCAGAAACAAGATGACTTTTCAATAACTCCAAATGATCGCCGGATGCAAGTTCTACCGACAAAGCTTGAACTTTTTCTTGATCATCTCCGACATATAATTGAGAGTAAAAACTATGTTTGAAAGCGTTTTTATTTTTTTTTGGAGCGCCTGGAGACTTGCCGCCATGATAGTAGCATACTTTTTTTCCGTTCATGGCGGGGCGTTGGCAACGGTTCCCTGTGCGTTTGCTTTTTGCTTTACATTGCGGGTTCATTATTTATCAAGAGGTTATTCCGAGAAACGGCGTAACCATAAGGATACACCGTTATTTTAAATTTACCGTTTTATTGTGATAGTTCTTGGAAATCCGCCATCTTTAGGAACATAAGTTACGGTCGTCTTCGTACTTCTTCCTGATTCCGACGTCACAGTATTAAATACCGCGTCTTTTGTAAGATTCGATTTTTGAATTCTAATTCCAAAATCAATCATAATAGTACCTCCTTTCCATATAAATCAACGACACTTGAGTTAAACTCAGAGCGCCTGAACATATAATAAGGCATTCCGTAATCCTCGCAGACAGGTTTTTTAAGAAATCCATCTTTAGTTATCTCGCAACCATAAACGGCGAACCATTCTTTTACGCCTATCCCCATTTTACCCGCTTTCGGATCAAACCACATTATACGCATAATCTCATCAAAGGTCATTTGAGATTTTAAAGCGTATTTTTTATTCATCCGAAATCCCTTATTTAGTATATAATTCTTTATATTGTATCGCCCTTTGGGGAATTTGTCAACTATATGGCGCTTGAAGTATGAGTAAGCGATTACAGTATCGTCTTCCAATGAATTAAAACAATGTCTGATAAAATCAATCGTATTCGGAAAAAGCGTATCGTATGTTTCGTCAAAAACATCCCAATATTTTGTATTCCAATTATAGGATGATCCGAAAACAATACCTGAATCTTTAATCATAGATTGAAGAGTATCGATATATTCTGTTAATTCTGGGGACGGGTTTTTTAAGCCTTCGTTTATGATATCTCCAAAAGCAATCTTGACTTTTGGCGATATATTTTTAATCTGTTTTCGATTAAAATGAATCTTTTCGGCCCATATGCCTTCCACGCCTGAATTCTTTAATCGTTCAATAAAAGATGCAAGCTGTTTATTATAACCCAACCATTCCCTCACCATAGGATTTATTCCGACTTGTACTCGATGTCCTTTTGATCTTAATTTTTCACATAATGTGAAACGACTATCAATATCCGGGGCGTTACGTTCAAAAATCTTACGAGTTTGATCAGAGCTATGTGTAATTGTTATATACCAACATGTTGGCTTATCCAACATGTCAAGCGCTTCATCTATTCCATATCCGCCTTTTGTCTGAAACGCCATTGGAATTCCGACTTCACTCATCAATTTAATGATTGATAAAGCCTGCTCATAATTACTCCTTGCGAATGGGTCCGATCGGTTTGACATCAAGACCGGATATCCTTTTTTGAGTAATTTGGCAACAAACGTTTCTCTGTTGTTGAAATCAGTCAACAGTTTTGTTAACGGCGCCATATCGCAGTGTTTATTCATTCCGTTCAGAATATTAAAGCAATAAGCGCATCCATGAGAGCAAGGGTTAAAACTCAATTCTAACGGAATTTTATGGAATAACAATTCGCCCCAAAACGGTACTATCATTTTTTATCCTCCTCCAACAAAGTTTCAAAATATTCAATAATTTTAAGAATCGCTAATGTATCACCCTTAACTTTAAATTTTGTCTTTTTTAACGATTCCCATTTTTCATACTGGCTTCTATCGAGTACAATTGCAATTGGCCGCTTTTTACTATTTTCGAGTTCTCTTATTTTTCCTGATGACATATCCATCATATCTTGCGATTCAAATTCATCCAGATCGGATGATTCGTCGTCAATAAAGCCTTCTCGGTTATTGAAAAATTCAGAAGCTGTAAGATCAATTTTTTGAACGTTTCCGAGAATATCGTCCATGATTACTTTTGAAATTCCGGTTATTTTTGGGTCAACGCCTTTTTCAACAAGTTCATGGATTATTGAATCCCGCTTTTGACGATTCACTGTAGCGAGTCGAGCAAGATTATTATCCGCCAAAATATCAGCAAGCTCTTGCTCTTCTGAGTCATAATCCTGATATTCAACCGGTAACTCATTATAGTCTAATTTTTCGGCAGCTTTCAAAAGACCGTGACCGGCCGTAATAAATCCAGAAAAATTAGATATTCTTATTGGTCTTCTTATACCTTGATCTTTTATTATTTCGGCATATAGCTCTATTTGTTCTGTTCCGTGCTGATTATAATTTCGAGGATGTTTAAGTGTTGTCAATTCCGATATTTTAACCAGCTTATCGTACTTGCATTTTATCTTCATTATATTTTCTTCTTTGCTGTCTTGATGCACCTAACTTTCCCATTGCTATTTATTCCATCATTGCAGTCTTGCCATTGAGAGCAAAACTTCGCATCCAATGAATCATATTTTATTTTTTCATGATCTCTTGAATGATAGCAAGACCAACAATCTATTGTCGATCCTGCTTTTATGCATTTAACATAATCGCCCATTTACCAACATTTTCTTTCAATTTCATTATTTATTAATAACGTTTTCAATTTTCTTATATCTTTCCCCGTTTTTTGAACCCCATATCTCATTGCATATTTCATATTTTGATTTTCCACTAATATGCAATCTGATTATTTTTTCCTCTTCTGTTTCATTCCGATATGGATATAAATCATCCCCTATTCTATTCGATTTTTTATGCTCAATCAACGGGGCGTCACCATTTTTTTCATCACTGGTGACGTGGTCCTGATATTTATTATTTTCAGTGTTTTCAAAGTGATTCGCTGGTGATTGGCGTTGATATGATGGACAATCAGCTATCCTATTATCGAATGCGATTACAGCCCCATCTCGAACAATAAAACTGTTTTCAAATTCCTCTTTTCTCCATTTTATTTGATTTTTTCTCCAAAAAACGATACAAAAAAAACATACCAATGCAAAAATGATCAATCCGACAAAAAACTTACCAAAAAGATCAGTCATTATAAAAACATATCCGATTCCGGCTCCAGCGATTAATACACCTTGTTGAATTTGATTCATTGTGGTAACATAATCCTGTCATTATTTCTCATATCGCGGTGATATCTATCATTATTGTTTCTTGATTCACGAGGAACTCGCATGTCAACAGGATCAACAATTTGTTTGTATTTTTTTATATCCGGGATATCATCCAAATATGACGATATATCCACGCCATCTACAAAAACTCTCCCGTAAAGATAAAATCCATCCGCCCCTCTCAAATGTTGATGTAATCTTATTTCTTTCGCATTTTCGATTGTTTTTGACATAATATTCAATATCATATCAGCCGCAAATTTATGAGTCGGATTGTTTATATCCAGATTAGGAAAATCCATCAATCTTATTTTTATCCTGCTTGATACTATATTATCTTTAAATTCAGGAATATTGCATATGATTGTTCTGTAGTCGGCGTATTCTAAAAATTCTATATGCTTTCCCGGACTAATTTCAATCTTTTCTATTTTTTTAGGTTTATCGTCTTTTAGAATCCAGGCGAAAAAAGCGCAAATTATCAATATAGATATTCCTGTTTCAATTCCCATTATTCACCCCGCCTCTATAATCTATAAGATACGAATAATCATTATGATTCAATTGACTTATATCTATAAAGCCTTTATCCTTATAAGTTTTTATCGATTCTATTTTTTCTTTATGCTTAAAAAGCATAAAAGAAAATACAAGCGCGCCTAAAATACATATCAGAACAATTAAAAATATCATATTAGCGCTTACGCCGGAATTATTCATATTCGATATTGCAAGATCCATCAGGCGCTTATTTGCATCTTTTAGCGCTTCTATTTGAGCTATAGCAACTTGATCCGTCTCTGTGAAGTCAATAACGCCGAAAAAATCAAGGCCCATAATAGCGAATAATACCGTCGCCGCGCCGCACAATATAGCTGCTATTTTTTCCATTTTATTTCTTTATTTTTCTTTCAAATCTCATACACCAAAAATCATCTTTTTCATTCTTCCCTTTATACACGCATTTTATGTGTCCGGGGATATCAGAAGGTATCGAATATTTACAATATTTACATTTCATCTTAAAAGTCCTTTGCACGCAACCAATGATTATTGTGGCTAATATGTCCCCATAAGCATCAAGCGCGTCATCCAACCTTTCAAAATAAAGAGCGTCGCCGAGTTCGTTCAATTTTTCAGATATTTTTTCAACCTGCCTTTCGGAATTTTCTTTTTCCACGATACTCACCAACGAATATTTACACTTCATCTTAAAAGTCCTTTGCAAATAATATGTTATTTTACATGCCGCCTATTGGACAGGTGGGAGACTAACCCGACGTGATCGGAAACGTCATTTTATAGGCGGCATGCAAAGAATCCTTTATAAATGTTCCGTTTAATGTAAATCCGCTTCTATCTTTTATTTCTTCATACGCCGAATTAACAGCATCTATAATTCTCGAATGATTGATATTTTTTTCAAAACAAAATTGAGCGTAACCAATTATGATTGTTACAATTATATCCCCATAAGCGTCAATGGCGTCATCTGTATTTTCAAAATAAAGAGCGTCGCCGAGTTCGTTCAATTCTTCAAATGTTTTTTCAACCTGTCTTTTGGAATTTCCTTTTTCTCCGATAAGATCTTTATCTTTGCCCCACTTTATAATTTGGTTTTCTATCCATTCAAAATCATTCATCGTTTGCTCCCCTAAAAGCCCCTTTTGGTTCCAGATGATCAGTCAATTTATATTTTACTATTTCAATTCTTTCGATTCTATCAAAACCGGCATGTACAAATTTATATGATCCGTCGGACTGCAATATTCTATGATTGCGTGATATCATCATGATTTTCCCGCCAAGCAGCATAAGAGTTTCTTTTTGCATCTCAATTGGCATAACAACAATCGCAACGTCGCACCAATCAAGATCTTCTTTTATTTCAACAACGCTATTTATCGTTTTATCTATTTGTCTGATATTTAATTCTTCCGAAAACAAACAGTTCAAATCGTTTAGTTGCTCTTTTGTAAGAGAATGTCTTGAAAACCACAATATTTTTTTCATATTGTTTCCAAATTTATGTTTTTTTCATGGATTGATAAATACGTTTTTTGAGAGATGGCGCTTTATGAGTTATGAAAAAATAAATTTCCAGCGCCTCTCTTATGATTTCAGATCTGTTTTTATCGACTTTATGGGCATGTTCTTTTAATCGTTTGAATTCCTTAAGGCTCGTATAATATGTTTTTTGTATCATAAGCTTACAATCTCATAAGCTTTTAAATTTGTCAATCCTATATTCCGTGATTATCCAAATAAGTTACCGCTAATGCGAAAGCTTGCCAAATGTCTTTTTTAAAGCCGTAAAAAAAACCAGGTGATTTTTTAGTACCTTTTCCTCTATTTGGCGTATTCGGGGCGAATCTATCTATAAGCGCCGTTATTATATTCGAATCTTTTGCTCTTGAATCATGACATATGCGCATTTTCACTTCCATTCTTTTGATTCTTTCAAATGGCTTAAACGAAGCTTCAGCGAATCTTCCAGACCAGAAAACAGTTTCAAAAACAGACTCGCCTACACTCATCCCATACGAGCTTATCTGTTCGATGACGCAAACGTCATATTTATAATGCAGCAATTTATCAAATATTTTTTGATTAGGGATTTTTCCAAATCCAAAAATTGATAAACCATCCCAAACAACAAAAGCGCTTTCAACTGCTCCTGGATCAATAGCGAGCACAATCATTTTCTTCTCTGTCGGCGTCATAGTCCCCCTTTTTTATCTCCTTTTCAATACATATAATAGTTTCCTTACCGTGAATTCTTTCCGCTTAATTCTTCGTCTCATACGTTTCCCCCGTGCTTTTTTTTTCGCATATTATATGTTGATCGCCTCATTTCAGAATTTCCCATTTTTCGTCCAATAAATACGCTTTGCCGTGTGACCATACACTTGTTTTGATTACCGGCTTAACGCCCGTATAAAATTGTTCTGTCTCAAGGCTTGTCTCAACAATGATTTCTTGTCTATGGTCGAATGGCACGTTAATTCTGTTGAAAGCAAAAAGAGATTGACTTAAAAGCCATTCATTCGCTTTATCTGAAATAAGCTTCAGCTTTTCCGTGTCATTTTCATAGATCGGTGTTGAAAGGCCGAATACTTTCATTTTTTTCAGGGTTTCAACGGTATGCTTAATTCCAGTTTCATGTGTCATTATTCGAGCGTATGAATAAGCATCATCAATATCATCGAAATATTCTTTCCATTTAAAATTACGTTTGTTCCCTACTGCGTATCGCATTATTTGATATGCTCCATCCCTTTTATAGTTTCCTTACCGTGAATTCTTTCAATGTCGTTCATGATATAACCACATTTAACACAAATAAAATTTTTCCTTGGATCAGACATCTTTTACCGCCAAATATTTATAAACTGTCGCGCTACACCATCCTGTCAAAGCCGTAATATCTTGAGGCGTATGCCCCTCTTTTCTTAAGCGCCTAATTTCATTGCCATCGGCCTTTAATCTTTTTTTTGATTTTGAAGAAAATATATAACTCTCAACTGTTCTAAAGGAAATGTTAAACATTTCAGCTATTTCATACGAATCATAGCCTGATTTTTTTAATTCCCTCATTCTATCAACTTTTCTCTGTCGCCTTAAACCTTTTGCCGAGTATCCGGCGATAGCTTCTTCAATAGGTATCCCATTGCAATTTTTTTCATAATTGCAATCTCGTACTTGATGATCTCTATTAAATCTATCTATATCCGGATCACACATGTATCTTTTGCATTTTATGCAATACATGTTTCCGTTTATTCTTGCCGCCATATCAAGACAATTATAATAATTAATACAATCTGTTTTTCTCATGATATGATCCTAAATGTTTGCATGAGTTATTACATTAGCACATCTGGCGCAAATAATTTTACCGCACGAAGGACATACACATGTGAAGCCATGACCTTGATGCCTAAAACCGTTATCAACGATCGTTTTAACAATTTCATCCCATTTTTTACAGCTATGCCGCCAATCGCCATTTTGGTCTAAGTTTTCTTTTATTTCTGTACATTTGCACATTTTAATCTATTTGTTCGATTGTTTTCATCACAAAGGCCAACAGATCCATATATTTTTTTACAATTCAAAGATCTGCCTAAATTGACGTTTCCTGAAATATTTCCGCAATTTACGCTCCCTCCCGCGTTCACATCTCCGAATACGTTCCCTTTCACAGTAATAGATGCATCAGAATCTATGTTTGCTTTTGTATCGCCATCTATAGTTATATGAACAATTTGTGATTTTTGATTAGAATGATCATCTGTAACGTCAACGCCATCAATCATTATTCTATTACCTTTAATACTAACCGAACCGCCTTCATATTTATTCACGTTAATTATTACATACTGTTTTTCTTCTTTATGGCATCGATCACATTTCATTTTTATTAAACCTCCATATTCCCATAAAACATCCATATTTTATGGGAATAGATAATCGCAATTAAGGTTTCAATCCATTTTTATATTTTTCCGGACATGGCGGAACTTCAGATTCATTTGAATTTGCGATCCCGAACATTATCCCCCACATAAAAAAAGCGATTAAACTTAAACCTATTATTTCTTTTATCATTTTCATTTTATAACCCCCTTATTTCATCCACCACGGTTTGAAATTTTCAATTTGATCAATTGTCGGAAATACACCATCCCACGGCGGAAATGATCTGTCGTCTATTGACATATATGCGGGCGGCTTAATTGCACTTACAACAATATCAGGATTGAATCCATTATTATATAGCCAATTACAAATCGCCAATCGCCCTTTATCTGAAGAACATCGGCTTGAAAAAATATGAATTTCAAATCCATTCTTAATGTATAAATCTATTGCCTTCTTTGCCCCATTTACAGGAAGATCCTGAATTTTATCTTCTCCGAGCCATCCCGATTTGTAAGAATGAATCACTCCGTCAAAATCCATCGCTATTATTCGCCCCATTTTTTTATCCTTTCGTTGAAATATTATTTAAAATCACCGTATGCCGCATGATTATTACTTCTTCTTATCATCCAGTTTCCTTTTTTTAAAGATTCTCCCACAAGTTTTTTTATTTCGTATGATTCCATATTACCTCCATTAATTTTTTTTACTTGTCGATACACATTAAAAATTTTCTAATCAATATCATTTCTTCGCATCTATACATTGAGATAGCATATATATGAGCTTTTCTTAAATTATGAGCGTTCATATCAATGTATTTTTGTGCCGCTGTTTCCGTAAAGTGCGCGTTTACGAATCGTTCTTTTTCGATGAAGAAAATTTTATCTGATTTCTCATCTTCTATTTCAATAATTTCTCCTTCATCGTTAATCCATTTAAAATCAGCATCGCTATGATATTCAGGATCAACGCCCCATATTATTTCTTTCTCAAAAACACAAAATAATGGATCTTTTGTCATTCGATTATTTTGTGTTTTTAGTTTTTTAGATATTTTTTTCAAATCGGTTTCCATCTTCTTTGTCCATTTCAGACATTTCGGCAACTCATTAACATAACAAGCAACATCCTTATGGCGATTGCCAATCCCACAGCATAATCGCCCGCAAGTTCGTTATTTATGTAATTGTAGAAAGTTTTGTCTTGAAAACTTTCTTCCATGAATTTTACGAGAAATGCTTCTTATCCTTTATATTATGCTGCCAATTTACGATTATTTTTCTCCATTGAGATATAAGTTCTTTTTTAATATCATCGTCAAGATTTGTTATTATTCCATCAAATCCTCTTCTTCCTTCCAGATCATCTATCAACTGTTTTATTAATTTCGTACTGTCTTTCATGATTAATTTTTCTCCTTTTTATAAATCCGGTTGGCGATATTTCATATGATATCCCCCTTTATCGATATCGCCTTGGTTTGCTGCGACGCCGGACTCGCCGCCTTGGAGGCAGGGGTGAAATTTCACATTGGTAATTCAAGTTGTTTATGTGCTTTTTCTGCCCTTTCAAGATTTTTTATGAGTTCGTTGTAATAAGATTCTTTTAATTCCACTATTTCACATCGTCTATCGTTTGATATAGCCACATAACCCTCAGAGCCTATTCCTCCAAACCACGATACGATCAAATCATCCTTGTTTGACCATAAATAAATCGCTCTTTCGATTACGTCCAATTGTAGCGGGCAAGGATGCTTGACATCTTTATCGTCTTTAGCGTTTTTACATTTTAAAGTTTTTGTTTGTCTGATATCCCACCAAACAGATTCGGCATACCTTCTAAACAAATATTGTGATTTTCTATTTTTTGAATGTTCTTCATCATATTTTCCACCTGGATTTTCGCATTCAATCCCTATATATTTTGTGAAGCCATCTGGATGTGATATTGGAATTTCATTTTTACCAGGTTTATAAAAAACACATAAATAATCAGGCAGGGCTTGTCTCAAGCAAGCCGAATCTTTTATAACGTTTTTATGAGCCAATCCTTTAGCACGTGTTCTTTGGCTTTCGATTAATGGATCTTTTGGTATTACGATCTCTGAATGATATATGAATCCGTTTTTTTGATGTATTCTTATTATATCATCCCTAAAATTTTTTATTCCTATATATCCATCGCGCTCTTTCATTGCGGGTATATTCATGCAATGGATCGCCGCAAGTCTTCCAGGCTTCAGAGTTCTAAATTGCTCTTTTACTAAGAAATTGTAATGTTCGAAAAATTCATGATATGATTTCGAGTTGCCCATATCCCTCTCGCTATCGCTATATCTATAAATTTCAGCAAACGGGGGGCTATAAATACAAAAATCATATTTATTGTCAGGTTGTTTTGAAGATATTTCGACGCAATCCCCATAATACGCTGTCCAATTTTCGCCTTTTACGATTTTTTCTTTATAATCGCTAACAATAATTTTGCCGCTAATGCCTAATTCTATTTTTGTTTTTTCTGACATCGCTTTAACCATTTCGATAGCCATTTCTTCGTTTTTCCTCATTTTTTCTTTTAAATTTTCTATTATGGGATTTTCTCTATCTGTTATTATCATATGAACGTTGACATCTTCTTTTGCTCCGAATCTCCAAAACCTTCGTATCGACTGATACCATTCTTCATATGAATCCGATGGTATTGTGAAACAAGTGTTATTGCATATTTGGAAATTCATCCCAAATCCTGATATTCTCGGCTTTGTGATTAAAACGTCTATTTTCCCGTTTGCAAAATCATTCATCACATTCGCTTTATATTCTGCTTTCTGTGGGCCTTTAAGCTCGATTGATCCGTCTATTTTTTTAGATAACATTTCACTTTCAGGATTAAAATTACACCAAAAAACCCATTTTTCATCTTCTTTTATCAATGATTTGGCACAATCTGTTCTTTTTTCAAGCGTTTTATTTCTTTCATCCCTTCTATCCGAAAGGCTTTTGACTTCTTCCCTAAACAATTCATAGTCTCTAATATCTGTTTTTATTATATGTTCATGATAAATTAATTTTGGAAGTTTAAAATTATCATCAGAAAAACCTATGTCTGATGGTTTTTTTATCATGACTGACCAATCGGCAAGCCAATCCCAGAAATCTTTTTTTGACCATTCCATCAAAGTCCATTTTGATGTATTGCCGGAATCGTGGTAAAAATAATTTCCGAGCATTTCGCCGCGTGTACATACACCTAATATTTCAGCATGATTTCCAAGTTCTGTGTAATCATTCGGACTTGGAGTCGCAGTGCAACACAATCTGTATTTTATATTTGATATATTATCGAGCAAAAATGATAAATATACACTCGCCTCATTTTTTATGATGCTTGATTCATCAAGAACAATAAACTCTTTTGTTTTAAAATCGAATTTATGCATTATTTCGTAATTGCATATGTTTATTCCATTTTTTATATCATCTTCGGATCTGCAAATATTGACTTCGTATCCAAACTCATCCCCTATTTTTTTTGTTTGACGATTTACAGCAAGGGGGGCTATTATCAATCCATGACTTCCTGGATTTTCGATTATTTTTGTGACCCATTCAAGTGATTGTATTGTTTTACCTAACCCGCAATCCTCGAATAACGCGCATCTTCCCTTTTTAATCGCCCATTTGACAATGTATTTTTGCCAGTCGAATAGAGCAGGATTAAGTGAATTCAGATCTATATCAAATCCGAAATCCGGCAATTTTTTATTTTTATTTCTTAAAAAATCTTTGTATGTGTCCATACCCGCCTCCGTTTTTTGGTTAAATTATTCCTTTTGCATTCTTAAGATTAACGTCATTTAAATCAACATACATTAAATTTGCGCCCGCTTTTATTTTATATCCGTTTATTTCCATATTCACCTCCCATATTATTAATGATAATTAAAATATAACAAATCGTTTTTTATTTGTCAAATAAAATCGATAATATTTTTTAGATTAGCAAATATCGTTTTTTTGGTTCGGCGGTGTTAGGCGCTGTATATTATATATATACAGCGCCAAAATTACACCAGTGATTGCACCACCTTGCGCCACTTTTTGCGCCACTTGTATTTTTAATTATATTGGATACTTCCGGTACGAAAAAAAACAAGATGCTCCACCTTGCGCCACTTTTTGCGCCGCTTGCCTGCGCCACTTTTTGCGCCACTCGGATGTAATGATTTCAGATACTTATGGAAATCGCCTAAAAAATTGCACCGCCTTACACCACCTTTTGCGCCACTTTGCGCCACGGTTGCGCCATCTTGTAAAAGCAACGTCTTATAGCGATTCATCCGCGCTACCACTTTGTTTATTTGGCTTTATGGATATCTTCAGAAATAAAACCTTTTGTTATAGCGTCTTCACGAATTTTACGGATTTTTCGCCGGTTCATATTGAATTTTTCGGATAATTTTCTATCCGAAATTCCGTTCATCATATTTTCAATGATTAGATTTTTTAATTGATCGTCTATATCTGCCTGGTCAATTTTTTTCAAAACTACTGATTCTATTATATTTCCAAAATCTAAAATCCTAATCTGCTTTTCAAAATAAATATTTTCGACTTTTTCCGAGTCTTTCATTTTCGTATTTGTCAAAATTAAAAGCGGTTTGTTGCTTTCTTTATCCGCCTGCGAATTAAACGACATGCGAAATTCAGAATCAAGGGCCGCTCTTAATGCGCTACTTCCTCTCGCCCTATCTTTTTCCATCAATCCTGTATGATGTATTAATAAAGAAGCGGATTCAACGCCGACTGAATCGACCTCATTTATAAATTTCACCATATCCGCTGTTTTATTTTCATCGCCGCCGCCGAAATTTCGCGCCAGGGTATCGTAAATGATTAATACCGGATTAACAGCAGCAATTGATTTTTTTATCTGCATCACGTTTTCAGGATCAAGTAAATTAGCCGATGAACTACTCAAATACATATCTATATCAGCTCCGTTAACTGAATTTTCTTCCGCCCAAGCTTGAACTCGTTTAGGAATGCCTCTAAGTCCCTCTCCCGCGATATAAACAACCGGGCCTTGCTCTATATCTCGCCCATACCATTTAGTCCCTGAAGCGATACTACACGCGATTGAAACGGCTAAAAATGATTTATACGCGCCACTTTCCCCATAAATCATATTTAGGCTTTTTTTTTCAAAAAAACCGTCAATCAGCCATTCAATTTTTTCAATTTTTCCTAAAAGTTCTCCTATTCGAATGAGTTGAAAACCGGTTTTTGATTTTTTTTCTTTTTCCAGGGGGGAGTCATTTTGAATTTCTTCGAATCCGATAGCCGATACTCCAATTGGCAATTCGCCATATTCGAAAGCATTTTTCACTTTCAGTCGAATATCTCGAATATTCCATGGCGGTAAACATCGAGGATTAAATATTTCAATCATTAAATCGCATGTTTTTTCTTCGGATAAGCCCAAATCTTTTAGTTTACAGGCGGTTTTAAAAGTAGTAATATCGCCGTTTTGACCTTCAATCGCCGGGGAGCATACTAAAAGAAAACGTTTTGCAGTATTGATATTTGCCGGATCATCCAATATGCCGGAATATTCCTTTTTTTCGATTTTTGGCTTTTCTAAAGCTTTTAACCATTCCGGGATATTTTCAAGCTCATGCCGCCCGTTCACGATTGAATATTTCCCTTTCCCTGGAACAATCGATCCGGGAACAGGAATCATTCCGGGTAAATCCACAGCCCCTTTTATCAGTTTTCCTGATATGTGAGATCCTGAGTAAATATGATGATATCCGCCGCTTGGCGTTTTAATCGTTAATGTTTCCGGAAATTCTAATTTATTTTCGGATAGAAAATTTTTGAATTTTAATGACCCGTTTTTTTGATTTTTATCGTCAATGTCAATTGCCGACATTTTTGATGCTTTGAGATTCACGCAAAAATAGCAATCAGGCCATTTTTCCGCCCACTTTTCAATTTGTCTGTAATCATTTGAACTGTTTAGTTTCCATTTTATAAGCGGCTTATGTTCCCCATCTTTGAATATGGATGGAAAAAGATAAGCTCCCGTGATTTGCAAAAATTCCATTGCTTTTGATTTATTAGATGCCATATCAATACCTATTGCTTATCAATGCTTATCAACGTTTATCCATATTTCAATCTCCAATAGTTTCAAGATAATCTGATAATTTTTCGACAATTGAATATTTTGGATCCGTTGATTTTAAGGCTTGATATATTTTCCAATGAGGGATGTTTGATTTTTTTGAAATGGCTCGAATATTCATATCCGATAATCTTTCTTTAATCTCTTTTAATTTAAGCATTTTTTATTAAACTCCTTTCAATTTTTTTAAAAAATGTGATTTTTATCTTGACATTTAGCACATCATTCTGATACTGTCAAGTTAATCGAATACAGAAAGGGGAAAACGTGGAGAGAAGGGAATACAGAAAGGAGAGAACATGAAGTTAATTTTTGAAAATTTAGACGAATTAGTGAAATTCATTGAGTTTCTTGGTTATTCCAAGAATCCATCCGAAAAAGCTTTGGAATCAATTGATTCCTCAACGCAATCAACGCAACAAGAAAAAACTTTGGAATCAATTGATTCTTCAAATGAATTCTCACGAGAAAAAGCGCACTCTATTATGATGCGACTTTTTAAATCCAATGGCAAATCTGCAACTGATAGAATCCTGCAAAAATACGGCGTAAATAAATTAGATGATGTTGAAGATTCAGATCTATATGAGCTTATAAACTCGGTTAGAGAGGAATTAAACAAATGATATGTCGGCCTTCAAAATTAGCGGGATACATGCATTGTCCAGGCATGGCGATACTTGAAAAATTTATTCCGGAATCTCAACCAAATCCGGGAATGCTTGAGGGGATTCGTGCGCATCATATCGCCGGGAAATGTTTAAAAGCGCGAATTTGGGAAGTGGATAAAATGGCATTAAAACGGACTCCAGAAGAAATTATTGAAAATGTTCAGTTATATCTCGATGCCATCCACGAAAGAACTCCAAGGGATGAATCTCAGTTCGAAGCGCATACGGAAATAAAAGTTGATGGCGATTGGATATATAAAGGATTTAGCGGAACTCCTGACCATCATGTGATTAAAATTTATGGGGGTACATGGTCTATTTTCGATTTGAAATATGGTAAAGGGGTTATGGTTGATCCGATTGAAAATCCGCAATTAGCGGCATATGCAATTATGATTCTCGGAGAAAATCCACCTCTGGAATGCTGCAAACGGCTTGAATTGATCATATTCCAGCCAAGAGCGACATATGGAGATCAATTAAAAATATGGGAAATCGAAGATGTTTCATTATTCCATAGCGAGTGGTCGAATAAAATTAAAGATATAATAGAAAAAGTTGAGAGCGAAACAGAGATATATAATCCAGGGGTAGGTTGTCGCGATCATTTTTGTAATTGCACTCATATATGCCCTGCAATAAAAGAGCTTGCTTATAATTCAGCAATCGCAGTATTCAAAGATGATCAAATAACAATGCCGAATCCAGAGACGTTTGGTCCAGATGATATGGCTAAATTTCTACTTTTTGAATCAGTCTATTCCAAATGGGCTAAAACTTGTCGTTCAAAATGCTTGGAATTTATGGAATCAGGCGGTAATATTCCTGGATATAAGTTGGTGATGTCGAAAACAAATAGGAAATTAAAATCGGAAAAAGAAACAGATCTTGAAAAAATTTTCGGCGATGAAGCTTTTGATTATAAACCAAAAGGAATCGCTGACCTGGAAAAGCTTTTCAAATCTAAACCGGATTTAGATTTTAATGATTTTGTATTCACGCCCGATGGAAAGCCGACTATCGCGCCTGAAAATGATAAACGTCCGGCAATCAGTTTAATCAGACAAGCGAAAAAAATTTTTAGGTGACCAGAAAAAACAGAAAAGGAGAATAAATATGAAATCAAACACTTATGGAACAAAGCCGTTTATTACCCAGCCTTTTGTAGTTTCATTCCCGGCGCTTTTTGAAAAAAGATCTTTCCAAGATCAAAAACCAAAATACAGTCTCGATGCTATTTTTGATCGAAATACTGATTTTTCAAAATTCATATCGGCTATTAAAGAAGTAGGGATTGAAAGATTCGGGGATAACATCCCGTCAAGATTCAGTAATGATAATGGAAAATTCAAAGATACTTTTTTTAATTTTGTACTTAAAAATGGAGATGAAAAAATAAATATTGATGGTGTTGCGTATGAGGGATATCCAGGGAAAGTTTATATGAAATTTAGCTCTATTAATCCAGTTGGCATTGTCGATGCTGAAAGAAATCCTATTATTGATCCGGAAGAAATTTATGGTGGGTGTATCGGAAGGGCGCAAGTGCGCGCTCGCGCTTATGGCGGTGGAAATAGCGGATTTAAACCTGGCGTTGTGTTTGATATTATTCATTTTCAGAAATTATCTGATGGCGATGCTTTTGGAGGAAATATTAAACGAACAAATCCAGAGGATGTTTTTGATGATATTGATACAAACAATGACCCATCAAACGATAGAGAAATTCCATTTTAATAAAAAGGATTAAAAAATGTACGTATTCGATATTGAATGTTATATAAATTATTTTCTCGCGGTTTTTTATGATCCCGATGATGGAAGAAACACAAGAATATTCGAATACGTACAGGATAAAAATAATCCGAATGAGCTTAAAGCATTTTTCAAAAACGAACAAATGCGAAAAACGCTTTTTGTTTCATTTAACGGCTTAAATTACGATATTCCGATCATTCAGGCTTTCATACACGGAAATTCTTTGGAAGACTTAAAAAAGATATCGGATGAAATAATAAAAAAGGGGAAAAAGCACTGGCAAATTTTAAAAGATTGTCCTCAATTAGAACTAAATCATATAGATTTAAAAGAAGTGGCTCCCGGGCACGCAGGACTTAAATTATATGCTGCTCGAATGCATTATCCAAAATTACAAGAACTTCCAATAGATCCTGAATCGGTAATAGAAAAAAATCAATATTCCGTACTAAAGGAGTATTGCTTAAATGATTGTAAAATAACTTATGAATTATTCAATAAACTTAAAAAAGCAATTGATTTGAGAGTTTCTTTATCTGAACAATATGGCGTTGATTTGCGATCTAAATCCGATGCTCAAATTGCTGAAAACGTTGTTTTGAGTGAAATCGGCATAAAATCAAAAAAGATTGACCATCCTGAAAAAGTAAAATTTATTCGGCCCGAATGGATGAAATTTAAACATTTTGATTTAGAAATATTATGTTGTCAATTTGAAGAATTTGATTTTGAAATCGATAATGGAAAAATTAGATTGCCTGGTTTCTTTAAAGAAAAAAATAACGATACGGTTCAAGTTTTTGGAAATCATTATTCTACCGGTATTGGTGGACTCCACAGCATCGAAAAAAGCAGATCTATAAAATCAGATAAAAATAAAATATTGATCGATAGAGATGTTGCGAGCTATTATCCATCGATCATTTTGAACAGAGATTTATACCCGCCTCAATTAGGGAAAAAATTTATTGATGTATATAGGGGACTTGTTGAAAAAAGGCTTGACGCAAAAAGAATAGGCGATAAATCAACAGCCGATAGTTTGAAAATTACAATAAATGGATGTTTTGGAAAATTAAATTCGATCTATTCAAATATTTATGCTCCAGAGCTATTTATAAACGTCACAGTAACGGGACAATTCGCGCTCCTGATGTTGATCGAGCGTTTGGGATTTAATGGAATAAATGTAATAAGCGCCAACACTGATGGCATTTTGATTTATGAATCCAGGGATAGATACGAAGAAATAAATTTAATCATCCAACAATGGGAGAAAGATACCGGATTTAATACAGAGGAAACGATTTACAGAGCATTTTATCAAAAAGACGTAAATAATTATATTGCATTCACGGATGACGGTAAAACAAAACTAAAAGGCTTGTATTCCAAACCTGGTTTTATGAAAAATCCGACTAATGAAATTTGTGTAGAAGCGGCAATAGAATATCTTAAAAATAAATCCCCGATTGAAGAAAAAATTAGAAATTGCAAGGATATAACAAAATTTGTAACAATTAGGACTGTAAATGGAGGAGCGTATTTTAATGGGGAATCGATTGGAAAAATTTGCAGATGGTATTATGATGGAAAAGGCAGAAATTTTGAATATAAAAATGGAAACAGAGTGCCGAAATCCGTAAACGCTGCCCCATTATTTGATTTACATTTTCCAAATGATTTAGATTATGATTATTATATTAAAGAAACAAAATTAATAATAAATTCTTTTTCAAAATTAAAACAAATTAAATTTTAAATATCATGGCGACCAAAAAAAATTTAAAAAATTACATATGCTTGGATTGCAATTATTATAGCAAGATTGAAAAAACAGTGCTTTCGGGATGCGATAAATTTAAATTAGTCCATTGCCTTTATGGAGAAATGCCGATCAACGGGAAATGTATTTATAAAATCACAAATGATTAAATCTTGACAAAGAAATAATAAAAAATTGTTTCACGTGAAACAGGATCGTCAGAATTAGTGACGATCCTAAATCACGCATAAAGATTATTTCGTTATTTTGCGATAACTCGATCCGTAATCCCCTGTTGTCACAGCGCTATTATCAAAATAATTTTTATATTGATTGATCGCCGTAATCACGTCTGTTAAAACAGATATCGGCATTCCCTCAAATTCTGTGCCAACAAGATCACCAGCTACTATTTCATCCGCGCCGCCGCTGTTATATCCTCTGTCAAAATAAACTTCATAAAGATAATCAGAATTCGCTTTTTGAGCTTGCAAATTTGTAGCGAGGGCTCTAACCGAGGTAATAAAATCAATTTTCTGATTTGTCGGATAATCGGCGATTGCCAAAGATGCGATAAACATAATTGCACTGATGAGCATAATAAAGATGATTTTTTTGTCTGTTTTTTTCATTTTGTTTGATCCTTTCTATTTTGATGATTCTGTTCTACTTCCTATTGAATTTTTTGGATAATGAGAATCTATAAATGATATATAAATCTCACTTGCGTATTCATCAATCGTTGCTGCTATTCTTGTGAATTTACATTTATAAATTGTAGATATTGTTGTATTACTCGCTGTAATATCAGCTATATCCGCTAATCTATGATATGTATTATCATTTGCCGCAACTTGAAATTCAGCCGTAAACGGCGATCCTGACGGCACGTTCCATTGAGAATTAATTCCCGCTACAATCACATCGATTTTAAATTGAAATCTGTCCCCTATATCTGTTGTGTTCGGCAAAGTGTAATGAATATGAGAGTCTAATATCGTATTTAATTTCATCCCATGAGATGTTTGTAAATCAAAATATATATAATTATTGACATCAAATCCAAGAAACGGGAAAGTTACGCCGCCAGGTATCCCACAATCATAAAGTCGTTCTGTCGGAGCGTTCGAAACAGGTATTCTTATATTTGATATCGATACTTGTAAATCTTCATACATGTGATTGTTATTATCTATTCCGATTTTAAACGCGTATGACATTTTCAACTCATTTTTTAATTCATAATTTTTTGCATATTGTCGTCATGGCCAGCATTATACCATGTCTCGAATCCCTGAACGGACGTAACGCACGCAGTCAACGCAGTCACGCCGAGTCCGTCATAAGTTGTCCCTGTCATATCGCCATCTACAAATTCGTTCGCCCCTCCTGATCCAAATGCAAGGCTATTCCATTTTTGATCAAGCTCTTTTGCTTTTTTTCTCACAAGATCAAGAAGTTCTGCAAGAGCCCTCATATCTGTTAGAAATTGCGATTTTTGATCATTGATTAGTGCCATTTTTATCTCCTTTCTTTGAATATTATTAAATACTAAAACTTAAAGCTCTCCATCTTGTGGCAACAGGATCATACCAAATCGTGCAACATTGATTAACTTTTACTGATATATCTCCCTGTAATATAAATCTGTTGGGCGCTGTTGATGTAATTGATTCATTTACAATTTTTATATCTCCGCCTGAAACATTTATTAGTGTTATAATTTTTGAACTTTGAGCGACTATTCCTCTTAATTCATAATTTCCTCCTGTTGTTCCCATCCTTATAATTCTTGCGGAACTTAGGCCTGTCGGGTTCCAATCATTTTGATGCGCTGCAAAATAAGACGGGCTTATATAATTATCGATAATTTCTTGATTTGCTTTTAATTTTTCTACGTTTAAAATATCGGACAAATAAGTTAAATCCGCACTTTCCCCAGGATATCCGCTTGAATCTGCGAATAACACACTTCCTATTGTAAATTTTCCTAAATGTGCCATTTTTTCTCCTTAAAATATAAACCAGTCCGTCCCGTTACTATATAAACTTATTGATTCGCCGTCTGTATTCATCACATAAGTGTCAACGCCATCTATTTTTTGTGAGCCCTCCGTATCAATCGTAATAGAATATGTTGAAGCGTTTAATCCGGCATCTTTAATAATGATTATTCTCCCAGAAACTGTTTGCGCGGTCGGCAAAGTTAAACTTGTAACTGCGCCCGTCGATGTATAAGTCACATGTAAGATATAATCCGTCTCCACAAGATCATAAGTAGCGGCGTTGACAGTCGTCATATTTCGGATATTCCCGCCGTCAATATGCGTTATTCCTCCAGTAGTTATTTTTAAATCACTTGCCGCCACTTCGTTCGTTTTTATATTCGCATCCGTGCCATCATAATAGATTGACATATCGGAGCCCGCGCCCCAATAAGTCTTATCGGAATCAGCAGATCCAAAAACAATATCGCCCGTTGATGTGATAACTAATACGCCCCCGATATCAATTTGATTCCCAGTGTTCGTGAGATGCAAATCTCCGCTAGAATCTACGTGGATTTCGCCATATATGATTTCGTCCGTATGTGTTAGCCTAAGCTGCGGGTTGATGGTGTCTAATATGTCTATATTGCGGCGAGGAGAGTTCGTGCTTATTCCTAAGTTGCCCCCCAATAAATAACTATTGCCGTTAGTATCAAGTCTTATTGTTTGAACATTACTGGCGTTATATATTCTAAGATAGTTATCATTTCCTGTGTCGAAACCTATTTGAAAAGCTTCAAAACCTGGTCTTACATCGAAATATCCTGACGTGGTTGTTCTGAAAATTGTTCTATATACAGGGCTTATGCCTCCATCTAAATATATATAATTTGCGCCACTTACTAATAAATTTCCTCTAACGTCTAATTTTTCTGCCGGATCAATTCCTACCCCTAACCTATTATTTATTATTACTTTTCCGTCGGAGCCTGTTCCGTACCCAATCCCCGCAATAAGATATATATCGCCCCCATCAGCATCACCAACAGAGCTGCTTGCCCCATCACCCGCTTTTATTCTTAAATCGCCGCCTATAATATTTGTGCTCGCCGTTGCGAATGAGTCTCTTGCTTCAATGTATGATTCATGTACCTGGGAATCATTACCCATTTGCCCCCCGTCTATAAAAAATGGATTTGTCGCAGTTCTTGTTCTTCCGACTAAATAAAATCTACTGTTATTTACATTCGAATCGCCGGAATATATCATCGTTATTGCATCAGCTCTATTTGCAAAATAAAGATTTATATAAGGATTAGTCGCCCCTTGGCCAAATAAATATGTAATGGCGTTTGACGATAATATTGAGCCAGTCACATTTAAAGACAAATTTCCGGCAGAGCTTGTTTCAAAATCGGCGTAATTTGATCCATCATACAATAATTTTAATTGCTCTCCAGTCGCGCTTTGTATTTTTAAAAGATCATTTGTGTCATCAAAAAAGAAATTAGAGTTATCTTCATGTAGCGCGCCTGTCGCACCTCCGAAAACAACAGATCCCGGCGTTAGACTCCCCACTTTATCATAATCTAACGAGTATGTTCCGGGCACTCCAATAGCATCTTGTTTTCCTGTGAAGGGGTTTAAAGTAAAAGTGATTTGTGCTGACACGGTCGACACAACGCCGAAACAAAATAGACTTAATGTTAAAATTATAAATATCTTTCTCATATGTATCCCCTCATTTCCTATATATTTTTATTTCAAAATACGGATCACTGACATAAGACCAATACGGATAACTGTAATAACCATCCAAACAATAACCTTCGCTGTTCCCTTGCGTTACTGTATATTCAGGTATTGGCGCAGCAGTAGGGCCAGCGCCTCTTATTTCGTACATCGCGTTGACAAGATCGACTAAAGCGTCAGAAAAATTATCATTTCTTTCTTGTTCAAATGGGTTTTTTTCTTCCTCATCATCGACTTCCCACGGCCAATAATTTACGCCCCCGTGGCATACAACATTTCTATTCCCATAAGTTGTTCCGCCTATGACCTCGCTGCTGAAATCACACCACGAATTTATGAATGCCTGAACAAGTGTTTTTTCTGAATATCTCATAGAATTATCGGCCATTTTAATAGCGTCACATCCATATTCCGCAAGCGTACAAGTACTAAAATATTCTTCTCTAAAATCAATAGGGCAAATCATATTATATAATAGCGTATTATTTTGTACAATGCCGATCATGGATGTTTTTCCGCCGGTTGAACTTTGCCATTGATAATAATACCCGTTAAATACCGCGACATCTATTTGAGTATACCCGGGCTGTATTTCCCCAAATATACAATTATATGGCGACCATGTCGTAGTTGTTGTTCTGACTCCCTCATTTTCAACTACTATTCGGGACAATTCCTCGGCCGTTAATATTTCCCCGCAGCTCTGTGTTTCATCAAATATTGGTTTTGGTTTTGACACATAATCAGATCGGAAAACAGAATAATCTATTGTATTATAAAATCTAACTAACATGGGGTCATACGGAAATCCTCTTTCAGCAATAGGGATTGAGTCGTTATCATGATCAACGGTTGTTTCTATTTTTCCAGACAATGCGGAAACACATTCAGCATAATCGTTAATGCCGGGCAATTCTTCCCAATATGAATCAATCTCCAAATCCCAGATAAATCCGACTTCCCCCAAATAAACAAAAACTAATTCGTGATCAATACAAGGTTTAGGATCAGTTTTGAACCCGATGACTTTCGGTTTAGACCATTTTGAGTCAGAGCTGTCTTCAAACATTACAACAACGTGATCATTTTGCACAAAAGGCTGAGAATTACATGGCGGGTAATATATCGGCACTCCAAAAAGATTATCTGGTAAATTTATCCATAACGGATATTCTGATCGTCCTTTTCCTGCATATAACGGTTCAATTTTTACAGAACATGTGTCATTTTCATAATCAATATTATATATTTCCGCATGGCGATAAATCGGGTGATATTTTTGTAAACTTGGCGATACGGCGAGATTATACAACTGATTTATAGGATGCATTAATGCTATAGGCTTCATTATCCCATCACGTTCGGCATTGTATTCAGCAAGATTGTTATAATTTGATTGTATATTCAAATTATCACCCGTGTTTTCTCTATCTATTTCTATTGTTCCTACTTTTTTACCTATTTGTATAGGCTCATAATGTATGCACCAAGCGAGTTTTTCATCTTCGTTATTCCAATTTGATTTTACATTTTCTAAATGGTCTATTTCTTTTTTATATGATTCTTTTTGTAATTTATATAAGTTTGAATTTTCAACACCCTCCGATATTTTTTTATCACATAATTCAATTTTATTTTCTAAATTTATTATTCGATTATCTATATCAGAATCATATTCTATTATAATTCTATATAATCCCTCTGGGGATAGTTTTTGTTTTATTCGCCCTTTTCCCATTTTCACACTACAGCGGAGCTATAATCTATTGTGAATGAAACCGCCGGATCATCGTCCAAAGTAATATTTACAAGAACAAGCGTGTATATGCCCGCGGGTAATGTTAAATTTTTTTCAATATTTACACCGAATCTCAAAAAAGCGTCATTATTAAAATCTTCAAAAGCGGTATATTCTCCATTAACAAGAACAGCTTCAAATCCGAGTTTTCCTGTTTGGCCATCACAGGAATACCAATCATCTACCATATCGCTAAAACCGACGCTTGAAACGCTTATTGAAATATTCGATTCTTCGGCTAACGTAAAATTAAAATATTTTATATAAAGGAATCTTCTTAAATCAAGAGATTTTATTATTGATGTGAATCCATAATTTTTTATCGTTGAAAAAAGACATGGCGCTATTAATGGAGGAGTCCAAATATATTGATAACAATCATAATATCCAAGAGTGCTCTCATACGGAACACCATTTTCTAATTCAAAAGTGCATGTTGTTCCGACTGATTCTGTTTCCGTATCACCTTCATTTAATGTGACATATCCAAAACTATCCGCATTATATTGAGTATTTATCTCATCAATATAACGTTCAATTGAATCATATTCTACAGACATTCCGTTCTGTATATAGTCTTGTATTTCGCTCAATCTAAAAGAATATGATCCGCCACTTAACTCCATATAACTCACAAGATTGTCAATAACCAGAGGGCTTCCAAGTATCGAACCAGAAAAATTGAACGTAAAATTCATATTTATTGTGTTTGATGTCGTTCCATATACAATATCAATATTATCGATCGTTGCCGTCAATATTTCAGTATCTACGCCTGTTTTACGCTTTGTTAATGTTAACGTTCCATTTTCCGCTCTTTCAGATATAGATTCAGAATCGTCAGTCCCCTCTATTACAAGTGATCCTGTTTTTGATTCGCTTGTAGCTCTATATGAAAAACTTGAAACATCAAGTTCAATTGTATCATATCCATCAGCAGATAATGTAAATATATAATTAATCTTAGTCATTTTTAACACAACAATTATCGGCGAAATCTTTGCTGTAATATATTTGACCGCATATTTTGCACCGACGCATTAAAATTAACGGATGATCATAGCATTTTTTATCAATACAATCTCTAAACGACTGATGAGAATATTCTGTTCCACAATACCTACATTTATAAATTATACGATTTGAATTCATAATTAATGCATGGACTTTTTATCTGCAATTTGCATTTTAAGCGCTTTTTCAATATCATCGTTTGAAACAACGCCGTTTTCAACAAGTATTTGCCCCAGTGGCTTTTGTATCGGGCATTCTTCCGTGGCTTTAAGTGTCTCATAATTTATAGCCATTGTTAACAGCATTAACGCCGACCATGACAGCTCCAATTGAACAGGCATAATAAACATACGTCCATGCGTTATCCAATCGAATGTTAAAAGTAGAAACATAAAACACCAAATGACCATCCATTTGGTAACAAATATCATTTTAAATTGACATTTATCGGGTATTTTGTGTTTTTTCATGGATCGGGAGAGTGCCTTGAATAATAGAACAAAACACACAAATAACAAGACTGCATTAATCGATATCCTTGCTATCATTTCCATCTTTTTTTTCCTTCGGCACTCCAAATTTTTTTCTTATAATTCTTGAACAGAATATCAACAACTCTTTTCCTATAAACCCGCCTGAAACAACAGCAACAACTTGATAGCCGAGCGATAAATTTTTACCATCGATAAGGCCAACTACGACAAGCGCTGATGCGATATATATAAAAACATATTTTAATTTGAATTCTCTTTTACTCTCATCGGATCGTGCTACCTCTCCAGCGATAACGCCGAACAGGCTTATTACAATCAATGGCAATTTCTCTTGAATCCATATGATTATTTCTAAATTTCGCACAAATCACTCGGTATCCTTATTCAATAAAACTTACTTCCTCTAATATTAAATTCTGCCATAATGGAGATGACCCGCCGCTCGATAAAATAAAAAGAGTTTTTATGTCATCTGTCCCTGGCCAAGGGTCAAGAGAGAATTCTTGTAAACTTGTCGGAGAAACAACGTTCACAAGATTATTATAACTGTTATCCCGCAATATTATTTGATCTACAGATCCAAGAGTTGACCAACCAAATCGAACTTTTTTAGGTCTATAACCCACATACCAACTTCCAGTTACAAACCATGTTTCAGGGCTTGTTATTGTAGGATTCCATGCAGTTCCGTTCCATGTTGGAGATGACCCGGGATTCCAAAAGCTATCTGATGTTTTATTGACCCATTCTTCAACTGGGGGATCAGGATATATAATTTCTTCAGTCGATACTATTTCTGATGTTAACGTTATGTTTATCGGGACAGGATACGTATTAGGAGATACGGATGATATTAAACCGCGAAAAACACCATTTTCAGTAAAAACAGTTATTTCTTCTCCTGAACCCGCCATGCTTAATATCGAATTAATCTGATTTATATTTAATTGTGCGGTTATTTCAAAATCATTGTCCGTTCTATTCATTCCACCGTTATGTACATATACCCCGCCTGAAATAAGCTTTACTTTGCTCGTTCTTAATATTCTTGTGCTTATATCAGACGTGATTATACATTTGAAATGTATTAATTCCGTATCGTTTGAAATTGAAATTCGCATTTATGTGACCTCGACTAACTGAGCAAAATCATACTCCGTGCCCCATATTCGTATTTTTGAAAGAAATTCTCTAACCGCCCATTCAAACGCAGGGCCGAACGACTGATCTATTGTGCACGAAATAGCTCTTTTTGTAGGATCTCTCAATAAATCGTTTTGTAATTTTTGTTTTTCTATCTGCAATTCTATTGATTTTTTTTGCAGTTCAAATTCTTCTCTTTGTATCCTGATATTCTGTCTTATCTGCTCTTGCAATAGCCATAATGATCTTAAATCAAGATCCTGCTCAAATTGGCCGAATAGATCGTTTGTTGAATCCGATAAGCCTTGAATTAAATCCGATGTGTTCTCGACAATTGTATCAAATTTTCTAAGTTCGGCTTTTATTTTCTCAACGTCTATTTCGGCGTCTAATTTTAATTTTGTTGTTGCGATATCGTTAAAAACATCTAATTGTTTTTCTATCCTTTTCGTGTCTTCTTCTAATTCTTTGCTTTCTATTTTGAATAAAAATTCTTTATCCTCGGATAACTTTTTTTTCGTTTCTTCGATTTTATCTATTGAATCCTTGTTTACTTCTCCTATAAATTCAATATATGTTTCGCCGCCTATTTCTTTTACAATGATATCCGACATTGTTTTCAAATCGTTTGTCGCCGCTGCGATTTCTCTTCTTGCGGGCTCCATATCGATCTGAACTTGGATCTTTTCTTCTGTAAGAGCTTCTATCTTATTTTCAATATCTAATAATTCTTTATATAATCCTTCATCGCCATCACCAGTTAACAAATCTATTTCTATTTGTCTTTTTCGACTTGTTAAATAATCTATTTCGCCATCAATTGAGGTCAGTTTATCTTCAAATAATTCAAGAGAATCATACGGGCTTGTATCAGATATTGTTTTCTTTAAAAATCCCCAGGTGTCTGTTATCTCGATGACAGATTCTTTTGCATCGTCAATCCCTTCAACTTTTACGCCCAATGTGGCGGTAGAATCTATCGGCAATTCTTCTTTTATACTTTTTTTAGCGCTTTCAAGTGCTTTGTCAAACGTATCTTGATTCCAATAAAGATTTATTCGTTTTTCATCAGGAACTTTTTTAATTCTATCGCTTGTATCAACAATTTTTTTATCAAAACCTTCCAATGCTTGCGTTGCGCCAGAGGCCGCTTCTTTTATATTTTGCGTAAACGAGTAAAGATTGGCCTCAGATAATTCATCTAAAGATTGCCTTGCATTTTTAATTTTATCACTTAATCCTTCAAAAGGATTGATTTTATCTATCAATTCAGCAAGACCTAAAACTTTGTCAGCTATTAAGAGAATGGATTTTAAAAAAGCATCAAAAATGCTTTGAATAAAATTTATTACTGTTTTTGATGATCCTGCCAATATATCAAAAATACCTTCAATGGAAATCCCGGCTTGGTTTAACGCGGTTACAACGCCGCCTAAAGCAACACCTATTTCTCCCATTAATCCTGCAATGCCAGCAATCTTTCCGAACGTTCTTTCAGATTGAGCGGATAATTCGTCTGATTTTTGAATTGCTTCTATTATACCTTCAATATAGGGCTTGAATGCGTCATATATACCCGTTGAAACGTTTACAAGAGACTCAAAAGCGTTCACGACTAATTGTATTGCTTCAGCTAATCCCTCCGTAGTAGATATATCGATATCAAACGTTGATAAAACAACGCTTTTGAATTCTTCAAGTGACGCTACAAGTCCTCCAAAATCAACATCCTCGAAAGCATCAGGAAGGTTTTTTGCAATTTCTTTTAATAAATCGCCTAATTCGTTTCCGGCATCTTCAACAAGATTTAAAATGTCATCAAAAGCGCCCTCACGGACAAGGCTCTTTAACGCCAAATTTATTTCTGTGGCTCCTTCTATGGTGTTTTTACCGGCATCTTTAAACTGTGCCCCTATTTGCGCTGCGAGGTCTCTAAATGACGCAATAGCGCGTTGTATCTGAACTTCAGCAGTCCCGAGTCCTCTTGCAAGCTCCTTGTCAAGGGAGCCGCCAGCTTCAGTTGCGGCTATGGCCGTGGCGTTTAAAGCTGTTTCCATGCCATTCAGCAAGGCTGTAAATTTAGCGGCCTGATCTTTTCCGGCAATCATAGAAGCGATTTGAACTTGTTGTGCTTTTGAAAGACCGTTATATACCGGGAGTAATTCATCCAATATTTCTTTTACATTTTTTTGCTCGCCGTTTGCTTTTTTAAGTTCTATCCCATAAGCGCTAAGAGTTTTTGTCAACTCGCTTGTAGGATCGGCCAAAGATAAAAGCGATGTTTTTAAACCATTCGCGGATTCCGAACCTGAACCAAAAACTTCAACAACAGGAATTAAAAATCCCGCCATCTCGTCGAATGAAAATCCAAGGCTTTCTGATATTGGGGCGAGAATTGTTAATCCGTTGGTCAATTCCCCAACTGTTGTAGCATATTCATCAGCAAATTTATTAAAAACATCGGCGAAATGAATCGATTCATTTACAATATCTTCTTCGGCAACTCTGAAGCCTTTTAATATTGATATAAGCGTTTCAGTGCTTCGGCCCATTTGGAAATTTGCTTCGCTTGCGCCGATAACAAGTTTTGACGCAAGTTCCGCCAAATGTGCTGATGCCTCAAGTTCAAAACTCGCTTTTCTAAATTCAGCGGCCGAGTTAACCGCCTCGGCGGTAGTTTGGCCGAACGCTCCGCCAAACTCTTCCATGCGGCTTACAAGATTCGGCAATAATTTTTGTTCTTGTTCCGATAAAACTTTATCTAACCCAACTACGGCGGATTCTAATTTTACAGCCTCATGAAAAGAATAGGCTAATCCTCCGGCCGCTAATAACGCGAGCTTTTTATCTAAATCTATTACCGAATCGCTTATGGCGGCAAGTGGTTTTTGGATATTGTCAACGAATGCGGTCCTCATATCACTGACAACGCCGGAAACGTTATTTACGCCTTCAAATATTATTTTTATTATTTTTTCGGTATCTGCCATGGTTAATAATCATTGTAAAATTTTTCTATTTCTTCATGTGTTTTCCCGGATACTTTTTGAGCGTGATACGCCCAAATCGCAAGCTCTAAATCCGTTGTATATCCATACGGAAAAATATCTGGGATTGTCTCAAATAACGATTTATTCACGCCCTTAAACACAATCCTGCCATCCATTGAGAAATCTATATTTTGATGCAAATAGCAAGTTGATTTTACCCTTCCCCCCCTTCCTTCGTAGATTTTTCTAACTCCCCCAATGGAATAGCCCCCATTTGAGATAATATTAATATCCGATCAGTTATTTTTTTAAAATCTAAAGAAAAATGTTTTGATATTAATACGGCGGAAGTATGGTTTATTTCAGGCTCCAACGTTCCATATTTGAATACGCTTATTCTTCTTACTGTTTCCGCTGAAAGATTAGAATAAGATTCTTTCAATACTTCAAATATGGAGATGACGGCATTCAGAACACTGATTTTATTATCAATGCTTTTTAAATCTTCCAGGCTTTTATTCTTTAACGCCTCGGAAATAGAAACTTCGTCTGTCATTTTTTGTATTTCGTCAAAAGACAAATTTTTTATTTTTAAGCTTTTAATTCCATCTTCTTCATCAAATTTTATGCATGATAAAAATCCATCAGACAAATCAGTTATTATTTCAGTCCTGTTTACAAGAGATTTAAGTCGGCTTTCATTTATTTTCATTCCGCATCCTTAACTATAGATATTAAATTTTTTGATCTATCGCCGACTTGATGATACCATTTTGAATCTTTCATTTCATTTATAGCAGATTCAAAATCTTTCATCTTTATGGCTTTTATCATTCGTTTGAATCTTTTAAAACCGTTGGCTCCAAGATTATACATCATATCAATCAAAACAATTTTCCATTCGTCATTTAACGAATTAAAAAAGTCATATCCGAATATGAAATATAAATCATCTATTGATTTCAATATGTCATTTTTTAAAAAATATTCCGCCTCATCTTTAGAAATTCCGCAATCTTCAATATTTCTACCATATCCTATAGTTAATTTTCCAGCGGGACACTTATAAAGTTTTTTACTGAAACCTTCATGTTTTTTTATTAATTCAAAAACATCTTTAAAATTTATCATCTTTTTTATCCAGGGCGCTAAAAGCGCCCTTTATTTTAAGATGTGAAATCAGCCGTTTCTTTAAGCGACGCTAACGTACATGTCGCCTGATTTTGATCAGCTACAGGAAATGTTCTTTGTAATCCGATTGTGGCCATTGTCTTCTGATGTGGAGTCTTATCCCTATCGGGATAGAAAAATACAACCGTCGGCTTATCTTTTCTTCGAACAATAAAATCCCTGATACCATCATTCAATCTTGCCGTAAAACTTCCACTTCCGAGACTTGTTGATGACGATGCGTCACTACCGCCGTAGTATTGCGTGGAACTTGTACTTGGGGTGTTTTCACAAGGCGTATAATCAAGTGTCCTTGGGATTTCTGTCATTGTCGGGACGGCATAATCGCAATAAACTCCTTTTGTGACCGAACCTGTATGGATCAAAGGAAGTGCCGATGCAAATTTAACATAAGCTGTTTTTTCCGATGCTGTTTCAGCAAGAATATCCCCCTTCCCAACATGACTGATTTCAAAAATATCCGGGAAATGAGTGAATTCGGCATGTTGTCCGGGGTTTTGTTTGATTTCTGATAGCTCGATTAGAGCATCCCCAGAGCTTGTAAGCCGAACTTGTCCAATTTCTATATCAGCAACTTGTATAAACGGCGGGCCGCCAGCAGCGCCCCTTGTTTCTGAGAATGTTGCGCTTGCTCCGTCAGTTCCGGCCTCTTCCGCAACAGTGGCCGTCCCGTCAACAACAATAGAACAAACTTTAGCTACATCAGCAGCAGGTCTTGTTACAGTTGTATTTCCGGCAGAAACACTTACAGGAACACCGGAAATATAACATGTAAACGCAGGCCATTGTACAGAATTGTTTGTTGTGTAAGGTGAAAGCAGATTGATTCCACTTTCTATTCCATCCGCGTGTACTTCAATATCCGGGTCACCGGAAAACTCATCAACGTCAGTGATTTTAAATACATCATGTGCGCCTTGGTCTGTCATTTGAGCGGCAGTGTACGCAGTCGAAGACGTTTCGATTTTTATCATTGCATTTGAACTTGTAGC